TTCATTATTTAGATTTAGCAACTAATAATTCTCAAAACGTTGTATGGGGATGGAAAGCAAATGGTGGCACTACATCAAGTAATACAGATGGTTCAATTACTTCTACAGTACAAGCTAATACAACAGCAGGATTTAGTATTGTGACTTATACAGGCACAGGTTCAGCCGCTACTCTCGGGCATGGATTAGGAAGTGCACCAGAAGTAGTTATTGCTAAAAGTAGAAGTCAAGGTTATAGTTGGATAGTTTATCATAAAGCGGCGGCTTCTGATGCTCACACAGATTATTTAGGACTAGACGATACAGATGCTTTAATTGACTTTCCAATGTGGAATGACACTGCTCCTACAAGCACTGTTTTTAGCGTTGGTACAGATGTAGCAGTAAATAATAACACTAAAAATTATGTCGCTTATTGTTTTGCAGATATACAAGGCTACAGTAAATTTGGTAGCTACATAGGTAATGGTAATGCAGATGGGCCATTTATTCATACTGGGTTTAAGCCTGCTTGGGTTCTTGGAAAAAATATTACAAGTGCGGGAAATCATTGGTTTATGAACGATAGTAAAAGAGGCGGCAACGGGGGTGCAAATTGGATAAAGGCAGATTCAAATGCCGCAGAATTAACAAACCTAACTAACCCAGATTTTGTATCAAATGGATTTAAAATTAGAAACAGCAACGCTATATTTAACGAAAATAATTCAACCTTTATTTATATGGCATTTGCAGAACATCCTTTTGTATCATCAAAAGGTGTACCAGTAACAGCAGAATAATGGCTAGATTATCCGTCAATAATACATACTTTACGCCGGTCAAGAAGCGCACGTCTATTGGTCGTTCTTCAAGAAGCAGACCAAAAAATAAGCATAGACGAAGAAATTTTAAACGTTATAATAGGCAGGGAGGATAAATGCCACTAGGACATGGAGCAATAGCTGAGTTTGCCGTAGCCTCTGTCAGAGGTGGTGGAGTCCAAAACGTAGGATCACCATTTATATCTGGTTCGTCCTTCGCGGCTAGTGTAGGCGATGAGTCTGTTACTGCTTCTGCTTCTGTTTCACAGTCTGGTACAAATTTAGCTTCTACCTTTTCTATAGGAACAGAGACTGTTGCGGCTAGTGCAAACATAGCGCCAACAACTGCTGGACAGATAACTGTAGGTTTAGGCGAAGAGACACCATTTGGTGAAAGCTTCCAGAACCTTGTAACATTATCAACAGGATCTCCAAACTTCTTTATTTGGAGTGAGGTTGATGATTCACAAACTGTAACATGGACGGACGTAGAACCGGGGTCCACAGACTAGGAGAAATAAATGGCTTCAACATTTTCAAGCGCATTAAACTTAGAGCTTCAAGCCAGTGGAGAAAACTCTGGAACTTGGGGTGTAATAACAAATAACAATTTACAAAAGGTAGAATCAGCAATCAAAGGTTATGTGTCTGTTGCTATTGCAAGCACATCAGACTCACTTGCTACATCAGATGGATCTACCACAGACGAACAAAGTAACGCTATTATTAAATTAACAGGCACACTTACTGGTAATACAACCATGCAAAGTGAAGCTGTAGAAACATGGTACATTGTTGATAATGCAACAACCATGGGCACATTTACATTAGGATTTAAACCAGCAGGCGGAACAGCAACGAACCTTGTAGCAGGGTCCAAGCACATCTTGTATTCTGATGGTTCTACAATGTTCGATGTCTTGAACGACGCAGGAAATATCACGGCCAACGGAACACTGAACGTGGCTGGTAATGTATCATTTGACGGCGGTACTTTTGTATTTAACGAGTCATCTGCCGACTTAGACTTTAGAATTGAGGGTAACGGCGATGCAAACTTATTCTTTACTGATGCTGGTAATGACAGGATTGGTATAAAAACAAACTCACCTTCTACAGAGTTACACGTTGTCGGTGGTGTCAAAGCCACAGGTGCAATCGACTTTGATGGTGGTGGATTTACATTTAACGAATCTGGTGCCGCTCTTGATTTTAGAGTAGAGACAGATACTTTAACACATGCTTTCTTTGCAGATGGTTCTGCTGATAAAATAGGTTTTGGTACATCATCACCTACAAGTGCATTTGTTACAATGGATCAAGCAAGCTCCACAGGTGCGATAGCAGTTCTAACATTAGATCAAGGCGACGATGATCAAGAATTTATTAGATTTGACGGAACAAGTGCTTCTGATGGATCAAAAAGTATATCATCATCAACAGATGAAGGTGGATCAAAGGTAGGTGCAATACGTATTAATGTTAATGGTACTGATCGTTTCATAAGGATTTATGACACTGCTGTATAATCATGCCTTTATCAAAATTACAGATAGCACCGGGAATAGATAAACAAAATACCGAATACGGCGCTGAAGGTCGTTGGGTAGATTGTGATAATGTTCGTTTTAGATACGGACTACCAGAAAAAATAGGTGGTTGGGAAAAAGTAACAAGTGATGCACTTGTTGGTGCAACGAGAGCCATCTTATCTTACTCTGATCTCAAAGGTGTTAAGTATATTATTTATGGCACAAATAAGAAGTTGTATGCTTATTCTGAAGGTAGCTACGCTGACATAACGCCAACTCGCTCTACAGGCACAGGCAACATTACAGACTTTTCAGTAACAGATGGTTCTACTACTGTTACGGTAACAGACTCTAGTCACGGTGCTTTGATTGGTGATTTTGTGACGATTGCTAGTGTGAGCGGTGCAGTGGGTGGTATATCTGCCGCTAATTTACAAGGCGAGTTTGAAATACTAACAGTTCCAAATGCAAACACTTACACCATAGAAGCAAAAGCGGCGGCAACGTCAACAGCAAATGGATCAACAGCAAATGCAACGTATCAAGTTAATACTGGTGCGGCAGTCTCCTTATTTGGTTATGGTTGGGGTGCAGGTACATGGAGTACATCAACATGGAATACTTCTCGTGAAGGACTAACAGGTGCAGAAGGCGTTTTGCTACAATCGGCAAAATGGGCGCTTGATAACTGGGGTGAAGATGTATTAGCATTACAGTTTGATGGTGGATTGTTTTACTGGGACACATCATCGGGATTGTCTAGTAATTTAGCTAGCACAACAGAAGTAAGTGGTGCACCAACTAAATCTAGATTTATGATTGTATCTGGTGATGATAGACATGTTATTTGTCTTGGTACCGAAACAACAATAGGCACAACATCCACACAAGACAATATGTTTATTCGTTGGTCTGATCAAGAATCGACTAGCGACTGGACACCTACTGCTACAAATACAGCAGGATCTTTTAGGCTAACAGATGGTAACCAGATCAACACTGCCGTTAGATCAAGGGGTGCTGTTATGATATGGACAGATACAGCATTGTATCAAATGCAGTTTATTGGTGCGCCTCTAACATTTGGTTTTAAACAAATTGGTTCTAACTGTGGAGCTGTAGGTATTAACGCGGCTGTTGACGTATCTGGTAACTCATACTGGATGAGCAATGATTCTTTCTTTGTATACGATGGTGCAGTGAAAAAAATACCATGTAGTGTGCAAGACTATGTGTTTGATGATATTAATGAAAATGCAAAACAAGATGTATTCTGTGCATCTAATTCTAACTACAACGAAGTTATGTGGTTCTACGCATCTGCCAACTCAGATCAAATAGATAGAATGGTCATATATAATTATGCAGAAAACCTTTGGTATGTTGGTACACTTGCTAGAACATCTTGGTCTGACTACGGTGTTTATCCTGTGCCGTATGCTACACAGTTTAAATCTACAGATACAACTGCAACTATATCAACAATCACAGGACTTAAAGCTGGTAGAACATTTGTATTCTTACATGAAACAGGAACAGAAGATGATGGCTCTGCTATGGCAAACCACATTGAATCTGGTGATATAGATATTGCTGACGGTGATAATTTTATGTCAATATCAAGATTTATACCAGACTTTAAAAACTTAACAGGCACGGCAGATGTCACAATAAAAACTAGACCATATCCATCTGGCACACAAACCAGTCACGGATCATTTGATGTAACGACGTCAACAACAAAAGTTAATACACGTATAAGAGGTAGACAAGTTGCCGTTAGAATTAGTAGCGATGCTACTGGTGATAAATGGCGATATGGTACGATGCGTTTAGATATTAGACCAGACGGAATGAGAGGTAGCTAATGGCAAAGATTGTAACACCACGTTTACCAGAAGCAACAGACGAATACAGCAGAGAACAAATATCTCAGCTCGTGCAAACACTAGAGCAAGTTATCTTTGTTTTAAACAACACATACATACCAGAAAAACTACGTGAAGATGATGAGCGTATTAGTTTCTTTTTGTCGTAATGCCTAACGTCTATACTAATCATAAAGCAAAGTTAGCGAACACTAACTTAACAACTATTTATACTGTGCCTGCAACAAAGACAGCTATTATAAAATCTATACGTGTTGCTAATGAAGACACAAGTAATGATTGTAATATTACGGTGACATTAGTTGACACAAGCGATGTCATATACATGTTAGAAAAAGATAGAACAATACAAGCAAAGAGATCACAAGAGCTTCTTGCGACCGGTAATATGGCGCAGGATTCTGCCGATAGTTCGGTAGCAGGACCAACGCCTTTGATAGCCAAAGAATCTGAGATTATCAAGGCTCAAGCTGAAAACGCAAATGACTTGAGTATAATCATAAGTGTGTTAGAAATATCTGACGTATAGGAGAAACTATGAGAACTGTAAGAAAACGAAACGGAAACCAACCTGTAGCTATGATGAAAAAAGGTGGCAAGGCAAAGAAAAAAGTAAAGAACGCTAAGCTAGCCGCTATGTATGGTGATCCTAATAAAATAACAAGAGGTGACATTATCACTGCCGCTAAAAGAAAAGCGATGAAAAAACCAAAGAGAAGAGCGTAATGACTAAACTATGTCCAAGAGGTAAAGCCGCGGCTAAACGAAAATTTAAAGTTTATCCGTCAGCTTATGCAAATGCATACGCTTCTAAAATCTGTGCTGGTAAGATCAAAGATCCAAGCGG